GGCGGCCACACGACCCTCGAAGTGCCCAACCGGGCCAGGAGAACACCATGCCGGCGATCGTCAACGGCGCAGTCATCCGCGAGGCCCTGGTTGGGCACCGCGTCCTCTTCGACCAGGGCCTCAAGATGGCCAAGCCCATCTACAAGGACTTCGTCGAGGAGGTTCCCTCCACCTCTCACGCCACCAAGCACCACTTCGCGGCGGACATCCCGTCGATGCGGAAGTGGACCGGTGAGCGGGTCATCCACGGCCTCGAGGGGAAGCTGATCACCATCGAGAACGAGGACTACGAGCTCACCATCGGGATCCCCAAGAACGACTACGAGGACGACAACCTCGGCGTCTGGCGGACCTCGATCCAGATGATGGGCTTCCGGGCCGAGCAGCACCCCGACGCCCTCGTGGCCGAGCTGCTCAACTCCGGCTTCGTCACCACCGGCCCCGGCGGCGCGGCCTACGACGGCGTGGCCTTCTTCAGCACCGCCCACCCGCGGTCGGTGTCCGGCAACAACTCCAACAAGATGACCTCGGCGCTGGACGCCGACGCCCTCGACGAGGCCATCCTGCTGCTCCGGTCGATCACCGACGACCAGGGCGAGCCGATGGGCCTGGTCGGCTCGGGCCAGCTCCGGCTGACCGTGCCTCCGGCGCTGGAGGCCACCGCCAAGGCCCTGCTCAACAACGAGCGGCTGGCCAGCGGCGCCAGCAACCCGCACTACAACGCGGCCGAGCTGGTGGTCAACGACCGCCTGACCAGCGACACCGCCTGGTTCCTGGACGTCAAGGTCGGCTCGCTCCGGCCGCTGCTCCACCAGGTCCGCCGCAAGCCGAAGCTGATCGTCAAGAACGCGCCCACCGACGACGGCGTCTTCTACGACCGCGAGGTCGTGCACGGCGTCGATGGCCGCTACGCCGTCGCCTACGGGCGGTGGTGGCTGATGGTCGGCTCCGACGGCACCACGTAGCCGCCGAGGGGAGGGCGTCCGCGATGGCTCGACCGTATTGCACGCTCGCTGACCTGCTCCTGCTCAAGCGGGAGGAGGAACTGGTGCAGCTCACCGTCGATGACGACGTGTCCACTGAGGTGGACGAAGACGTCCTCGGCCGGGCGATCCAGCGGGCGGGCAATCGGATCGACGCCATCGCGGGCGCCCACTTCGACATCCCCTTCGACCCGACGCCGGGCTTCATCCGAGACCTCTGCTGCGACCTGACGCTGGTCCTGCTGGCCGAGCGGCGGAGCTCCCGGCCGACGTGGGCCGAGAGCTCCCGCGAGCAGGTGGACGCCGACCTGGAGCGCCTGGCGGAGGGCGAGTTCACCACCGGTCAGCGCCCGGACGCTGCCCGCAACCCCGAGCGGGGGCCGCTGTCCGTGGCCCCCGACCGGACCTTCGACTCCGACACCATGGCGGGCTTCTAGCGTGGCCTTCGGTCTCGACATGACGCTGGACGACGCGCAGGCCCAGGAGCTGCTCGACCGGCTGCTCCGCACGTCGGAGCGTCCACAGGAGGCCCTGCACGGCATCGCCGGGCAGTGGCGGTCCAGCGTCGCCAAGAACTTCCGGGCAGGCGGCCGGCCCAGGAAGTGGGCGGCACGGTCGGACGGCAGCCCAGCCACGCTCAGCCGGACCACCCGTCTGCAGCGCAGCGTCGGCACCCGGGTGCTCCGGGCCGGCGTCAAGATCGGCACCCGGGTGCGCCAGGCCCGGCTGATGCAGGAGGGCGGCACCGTGCGCCCCCGTCGCCGTCGCTACCTCTCCATCCCCGTGACGGACCAGCGGCGACTCCAGGCCGGCGCCGGCGCCCTGTTCCGCCGCTACCCCGACCGGGTCTACTCGACCTTCCCCGACGGCGGAGCCAAGGGCTACGTCTTCATCAAGCCCAGCCCCGACGCCGACGAGGGCGAGCTCGTCTTCGTCCTGGTGCGCAAGGTCACCGTGCCGGCCAGGCCGTTCCTGATGGCCCACGACGAGGACATCAACGCCTGGATCGACATCCTGGAGACCCACCTGGCGGTGCACGGATGACCGCGCCCACCCTCGTCGAGCTGGAGGCTGCGTTCATCGCGCGCCTCGAGGAGTCCACCAAGGCCAACGATGGCCCCTTCCGTGGCGTGGAGCCCCACCAGGGCCAGCTCAAGGAGTGGGTCGACAACGAGGCCTTCGACGGCCCCCTGGTCCTGGTCCACTTCGACAACTGGACCGACGAGCCGCTGGCCGTCGCCGCCGACGGTGTCCGCCTGACGCGGACCATGGAGGTGCACGTCTACATCGGCGTGAGCAACCTCCGGGGGACCACGCAGGCCCGGGTCGGCGCCGGCGACGAGCCCGGCAGCTACGAGTGCGTCGAGGAGGTGGAGGCCCTCCTCGACGAGCACACGCTCGGCCTGGAGATCCGGCCCCTGGTGCCCCTGGGCGTCGAGAGCCTGATCGCGCCCGAGGCGCGGCACCCCGGCGGCATGTCGCTGTACCGGAGCCGCTGGGAGTGCACCTACACGTGGGTCCGTGGACCCAACGCCGAGGAGGCCGCCGCCTCCGACCACGAATTGAGCGTCATCGACCTCGACAGCGACCTGGACGGCTCGGCCGAGCTGCAGGCGCAGCAGGAGACCCCCGACCCATGAGCAAGCCCGAGATCATCCTCGTCCTCGCCGCTCCCAAGCGGTCGATCCCCAACCCCCAGAGGCGGTTCCAGGCGTTCAGCGCCACGGAGCCAACCCGCGTCCGGGTCACCCCCTACGTCCGCCGCCGCCTCAAGGCCGGCGACCTGGTCGTAGCCCAGACCGCCGTCGAGCGCTCCCGCCCCGCCCGCCGCTCCTCCACCCTCGACCAGGACTGACCGATGCCCCCGATCGTCTTCCAGGACTTCCCCACCGGTCGCCGGACCCCCGGCCACCACGTCGAGTTCAACACCCGGATCGCCGGCCGGGGCCTGGTGGCCAGCACCACCAAGGTCCTGTTCATCGGCCAGCGGCTGAGCACCGGCTCGGTCGCCGAGCTGACGCTGGTCCAGGTCACCAGCCCGGCCGACGCCCAGGCCTACTTCGGCCGGGGCTCCCAGCTGGCGCGCATGCTGGTCGCGGCGTTCGCGGAGAACCGCCAGCTCAACGCCTGGGCCATCGCGCTCGACGACGACGGCGCCGGCGTCGCCGCGACCCAGACGGTGACCTTCAGCGGCACGGCCAGCGGCGACGTCCTGGTCAAGCTGTGGATCGCCGGCGAGCTGGTCGAGCTGCTGGCCCGCGACGGCGACGCCGCGGCCGACGTGGCCGGCGACATCGACGACCTGCTGACCACCACCACCGCTCCCGACCTGCCGATGACCGGCGCGGCGGTGGCGGCCGTGCTGACGATGACCGCCCGCAACAAGGGCACGGTCGGCAACGCCATCGATGTGCACATCGAGTTCGACGGCGACGGGCTGTCCGCGGTGGTCGCCGCCGGCGCCACCGGCGCCACCGATCCGGACATCCAGGATGCGCTCGACGTCGCCTTCCCCGACGACTTCGACTTCATCGTCTCGGCCTTCGGTGACGCGACGGCCCTGGGCAGCCTGGAGACCCACCTCGACAACCTGGTCGACCCCGTGGAGTCCCGCGGCGGCCTGGGCGTCGGGGCCAACTCCGACACCTACAGCGCCGCCACGACGCTGGCGGCCAACTTCAGCACCAGCGGGTTCATGAACGTCGCCGCCCTGCCCGGCTCGCCCACGTGGGCCCCGGAGCTGGCGGCCATGTACGCCGCCGTCCTGGCCTCCCAGGACGACCCGGCCATGCCGTACAACCACCTCCCGCTGGTGGGGGCGCTGGTGCCGTGGGACGCCGCCGACCGGCTGACCGCCGCCGAGGTCGAGGCCGCCCTGCACGCCGGCGTCTCGCCGCTCGTGCTCGGCGCCGGCACCAAGATCCGGATCGTCCGGGCGATCACCACCTACGTGGAGAACGAGGCCGGCGAGGAGGACGACGCCCTGATGGATGTCACCACCTCCCGGACCCTCTTCTACGCCCGGGCCCAGCTGCTGGCGATGCTCAACCTGAACTACCCCCGGGCCAAGAACACCGCCGCCCGGCGGGCGGCGATCCGGCAGGACATCATCGCCCTGCTGTACGCCATGCAGGCCGCCGAGATCCTGGAGGACATCGACGAGCACGCCGAGCAGGTGACCGTCGAGACCAACCCCAGCGTCGACACCCGGATCGACATCTTCATCCCCACCGACGTGGTGCCGGGCCTGCACATCGCCGCCGCGCTGCTGCAGCTCACCCGGTAGCAGGAGACCCCCATGGCCCAGTACGCCGACCAGCTCTTCCTCTTCCTCGACGACGTCAACTACGAGATGGCGTCCGTGTCGATCGACAACAGCCTCGGCGAGCGCGAGGCCGTGCCGTCGATGAACCCGACCGGCCGGCCGCTGGGCACCCGCAAGGGCGTCGGGGCCTGCGACTTCACGATCGAGTTCCCCATCCGCCAGGACATGCCCAGGTGGGCCGAGATGGTCGACAAGACCTTCAAGTTCGTCCAGCGGGTGGACGGAACCCCCCACATGACCGCCACCGGCGTCTTCTGGAAGAAGCAGGGCCTGTCCGCCACAGAGAAGGGCGAGCAGGTCCTCCGCGTGGACTTCGGCTGCCTCAACCTGATCGAGGGGCAGTAGTCGGTGGGCCGACTGGCTGAGCTCTACACCGGGCGGCGCCCGGTCACCCCGGTCGAGCTGCCGGGGCGGCCGGACGTCCGTGTCGGTCTCCGCATCCTCACCGGCATCGAGGACGAGGAGGCCCAGCTCGCGGTGCTGCAGCGGATGCGCTCCCTCGGGATCAAGGGGGAGAACCTGGTCGAGATCCAGCAGCTCCAGGAGATGGTGGACCGGGAGACGGCCTACCAGATCGTCTGGCGCGCCCTGGTCGACCTGGAGACCGAAGCGCCCCTGGCCGACTCCGTGGACGAGCTGCGGCAGCTGATGCCGGTGCCCGATCTCCAGGTGCTGGTCGACCGCCTGGCGGAGCTGCGCGAGGAGGTGGTCGAGCTCGACGAGCAGCTCACACGCGAGCGGCTCGACGAGGAGGCCGACGAGCTGGGAAAAGCGTCGGCTGGCGTGACGTCCTCCGCTGGCACTTCGGCCGCCGGTGCCTCGATCAGTGGGGCATCCCCGCCAGCCAGGCCACCGACGGCCAGCTCCTGTGGTGCTACGTCCTCCAGCGGTTCGCCAAGCGGTCCCGGCCGCGCGGGTCCGGTCGTCCGTCCGGTGGCTCCAGCGGCGGCTCCTCACGCACCGTCCTCCGGTCCCGTCGCTACTACGATGAGCCGGCCGCCTGAGCGCTGCGGAGGCCGCGGGTGGGCTGCAGAGGCCAACTCGACGACGGTCGTGGAGTGCCGGGGGTGCGCCGACTGTGTGCTCCCGTCCGACCATCCGCTGCCGGCTACTCCCCTGTGGCTCGACGGTGGGCCCGCCCGCCGGTGCCGGAGCACGGGGGAGCTTCCCCACGGCTCGGTGCCGCCTGGCGAGATCCGCCCCACGCCTGGCACGCGAGCGGTCTGCCCGGGGTGCCCCGACTGCCTGATCCGAGGCGAGTGACATGGGCGCCGAGGTCTCCCTACGCCTGCGCCTGCAGAACCGCGCGTTCGGCAGGAAGGTGCGGGAGGCCAAGGGCGACCTGCGCGGCATCGGCAAGGTCGCCAAGTCGGTCGGCCGGAGCACGATGCGGGGCCTCGGCCGAGCACTCGACCGGATCGCCACGCCCGGCGCGATCGCCAGCTCCCTCGGCCTCGGCCTGGTCGCTCGGGAGCTGGTCGACATCGAGGACCGCCTGGCCGGGGTGCAGAACAACGCCGACGCCACCGACGAGTCGATCCTCGCCCTCCGCCAGCACATCATGGACCTGTCCGGCGGCCGGACGGGCCAGCTGGCTGGAGACCTCCTCGGCGCCGCCGAGAGCCTGCTGGCGGCCGACTCCAGCCTGATGGGCACCCTCACGGGCACCGACCTGCTCGAGCGGCTGGGCGTAGCCGCCACGGCGACGGGCTCGGACGTGCGTGACCTGGCCGAGACGGCCTTCCAGCTCCACAACGCCTTCGACCTGCCCTGGGACCAGGTCGGCACACAGCTCGACGTCCTGGCCACGCTGGGCAAGGCCGGCGCGTTCGAGCTCAAGGACATGGCCCGCCACATGCCACAGGTGGGGGCGTCGATGTCCCGGATCGGCCAGGTGGGCCCGGAGGGTCTGGCTCGCACGGCCGCCATGCTGCAGATCGTGCGCAGGGACACCGCGGAGGCCTCGACGGCGGCCAACAACCTGGTCAATGCCATCAGCTTCCTGCAGTCCGAGACCGGATCGAAGCGTCTCCGCAAGCTGGGCGTCAACGTCTTCGACGACCAGGGCCAGATGCGCGACCTGTTCGTCCTCCTGGAGGAGATCTCCGCGTTGACTGAGGGCGGCTCCAACCAGGCGCTGCTCTCGCAGATCTTCTCTGACCGGCAGGCCCGCGAGGGCATGCAGAGCCTGGTCACCAACCTCGACGACCTGCAGCGCCTGTCGAGGGTCCAGCCTGACGGCGGCATCTTGGATGCCGACGCCGAGCGCCGGATCAGCTCCACGGCCGGGCAGCTCAAGGAGCTGAAGACGGTGATCGTGAAGATCGCCGATCAGCACATGGGTCCGTGGCTCGACAGGCTGCAGGGGCTGCTGGAGTGGATCAACGACCACCCCGGCGTGGTCGACAAGGCCCTCAAGGCCGGCGCTGCCGTGGTGGGCCTGGCGGCCGCTCGGAAGCTGTGGCGCGGGCTGAAGGACACGTTCAGCTTCGGCGGCGGGGGTGCGGGCCCGCTCGGCTCCGGGGGCAAGCCGATCCCCGTGGAGGTCGTGAACTGGGGTGGCGTGGGCGGCGCCGGCGAGCTGCTCGGTGGCGCTGGCCAGCAGGCCCTCGGCACGGCGGCGGGCCGGTCGGTGGGGTCGTTCCTGGCCGGCCTGGGCCGGTCCGTGCGGACGCTGTTGACCACCAACCTGGCCGGGCTGACCGGTGCCCGGGCCGTGGCCGGCGCCGGCGCCGTCGGGGTGGCCGGCGCGGCGGGGTACGCCATCGGCACCGCCATCAACGAGAACCTGTCCGACCAGGCCAAGAGCGACATCCAGATCACCATGGCCGGGCTCGCCGGGATGCTCGGCAACGAGGAGGCCCAGCGCCTGGTCGACCAGTCCGCCGCTCCCGAGTACGTGCACTGGGCTGGCCGCCAGGCGGGCGCGGCGTTCGGGCTCCTGCCCGAGTCCACCCAGACCGGCCTGCTGCGGGGGCTCCTGCACCTGCTGGGCGGCCCCTCCGAGGTCACGGTCAACGTCACTGCTCCTGACGGCTACGAGGTCGACGTGGAGACGGAGCGCGCGATCCGCGCTGACGGAGGGACTGGGCTGTGAGCACGGGCTGGGAGCACCTCCGCTGGGCTGAGCTCGACGGCCTCCGGCTGGAGCAGGTCACCGCGATCCAGGAGGACACGTCCCGCGAGCTGGTGGCGTTCACCTACGGTCAGCGGGACGGCGCCGAGCACGAGGACACCGGCGGCGCGCCGGCCCGGTTCCGGGTCCAGGCGGTGATCGGCGACCGGTCTGATGACCGCTTCACCTACCTGACCCAGCTGGAGGCCCTGGAGCGGACCCGCGACACCGGCGAGGTGGTCGACTTCGTGCACCCACACCGGGGCACCTTCCGCGTCCGCCTGCAGCGGCTCGGGATCAACTGGGACGTTGAGGGTGCCCGGTCGTGCCGGGTGAGCCTGGAGCTGGTCGAGGACAACGAGGCCTCGTCCACCTTCGCCGTCGACCCCGCTGGCATGCCCCAGCTCGACGACCTCTTCGACAGCCAGGCCACCGCGGCCGAAGCTGCCCTGGCGGCGCTGTGAGTGCCGCCGTCGCCCTGGCCACCGCCGCTGTCGCGGACGCCCGCACGCTCAAGGCGCGGCTGCGGGACGAGGACCTGGTCCTCCCCGTCCGGCAGGTGGAGCGCGAGCTCGGGGCCGTCAACGCCGACCTGGACAGCGCCGTGACGGCGCTGCGCACCGAGTACGGGGTGGAGGGCCACGACGCCGTCGCCGCCCTGCTCGAGCTGGCAACGACGCTCACGGAGCTGGCCCGCCAGCGCAACGCGGGCCGGGCCCGGATCGTCGAGTGGCCCGCCCCGTTCACCGGAAACGCCGCCATGCTCGCCTTCGAGCTCTACGGCGACGTCGACCGCCGCCACGAGCTCGTCGACCTCAACGCCATCGCCAACCCCAACCGGATCCCTGTCGGGACCCTCCTGGAGGTACTTGAGCGATGACGTCGGTCAAGCTCAGCCTCGACGGCGAGCTCTACAGCCGCTGGTCCGAGTACTCGGTGGCCACCGACCTCCGCCGGTCGAGCTCCACCTGGTCGCTCAAGGGCCGGTGGTCGGGCGGGACCACCCCACGGCTGGAGGCCGGGGGCATCGCCACTCTCTGGGTCGGCGACGAGCGGGTCCTGTGGGGCCGGGTGGGCGACGTCGTCACCCAGAGCAGCCGGGGCCAGAGCCGGGTGGAGATCGCCGGCCGGGACGGCGGGGGCCTGCTGACCGACTGCGCCGCCCGGCTCGACTGGCGGTGGCGGCAGGCTCAGCTCCGCACCATCGCTGAGGAGATCCGGAACTACGTGGGCTTGCCGGGTGCGACGGTCCTGGACGAGGACCAGGTGGTCCAGGCTGCCCGCGTGGAGCTCGGGGAGAGCTGCTGGTCGCTCCTGGAGCGGGTGGCCAAGGCGGCTGGTGCTCGGCTGTGGATCGAGCCCGCCGGCGCTCTGCACGTCGGTGAGTACCCCACCAGCGGCGAGTCGGTGGGGACGCTGCGCCGCAGCTCGCCGGCGGCCAGCCACGACAACGTGGTCGAGTCGCGGGTGGTCCGCTCGGTGGAGTCCTCCTGGTCCGAGGTCACCGTCGTCGGGGACCACCGGGGCGACTCGGGCCACGCCCACTTCAACCAGACCTGGTACGACCTGACCGCCCCGACGTTCAAGCCCGGCGTCCTCGTCGAGGACGTCAAGAGCAACGCCGAGGCCCTGGCGGTGGCCACGCGGGAGGGGCGCCGGGCGCGGGCTCGGCGCTTCGAGCTCCGCTACACCGTGCACGGCCACGAGGTCGCCCCTGGCGTGCCCTGGGCCCCGGCCCAGCTCGTCCACCTGGCCGACGAGGTGGAGGACATCGACGAGCAGCTCCTCGTCGTCGCCCGGACCTTCAGCTACTCGCGCCGGATGGGCACGCGCACGGAGCTGGTGCTCCTCCGCCCGGGAGACTTCGGTGCGTAGCCTCGCCGACCAGATCCGGGCCATCGTGCGCCAGGAGCTGGCGCGGGCGGGCCTCTACAGCCGCCGCGGGGCGGTCAAGGGGTTCGAGAGCCTCCAGGCCGGCAACGGCATTCGGGCCCAGCTGCAGGGCCACATCGACGAGCAGCTCGACGTGGACCTGGCCGAGCCGTTCGGCCTGGCGTGTCGGCCGCCGTCGGGCACCGACCTGGTCGCGGTGCGCACCCGGTCGCAGCTCGTCGCCGTCGCCGCCCACGCGACGTCGTACCGACCGAGCCCTGACGACGGCGAGGTGGTCCTCTACTCCGCCCACGGCCAGCGCCTCACCTTGGGTGCGGACGGCTGGATCACCGCGGGGAGCTCTACCTCGGCGGTGGCGAGGGTGGGCGACGCCTGCACCTTCGACCTGGAGGACGGCAACGGCGACCCCGTCACCGGCACGATCGCGATCGGCCCCTCGGGGTCGGTGGTGCTGAGGGCCTGACCGTGTCGTGGCTCATCGATCCGTCCACCGGCGACTACCGTCACGACGACGACGGGGCGTTCATCCGCGACAGCGGCCTCCAGACGGCCGTCTACATGCTGTTGACCACGGAGCGCGGGAGCTCCATCGACGATCCGACGTTCGGGTCCAGGATCCACACCCTCCGCCGCCACAAGTCCCCCGCCCGTGCTGCGCTGGAGCTGCCCGACATGGTCGCTGAGGCCATGGCCCCGGCCCTCGAAGACGGCCGCGTGTCCCGGGTCACCACGGAGGCCAGCGTGCGGGACCGCCACACCGTGGAGGCGGTGATCACCGTCTACGACTCCGGCGACACCCCCTACCAGTTCACCCTCTACCAGCCGGTGGGCACATGAGCTCCTTTGACGTCCAGACCGCCACAGAGCTGAAGGACGAGATCCTCGACGCCCTGCGCCTGCTGCTGCCGCGGCTCGACACCGCCGTCTTCAGCGACGCCGCTCTCAAGGCGATGGCCATGGGCCACGTGCTGGAGGGCCTGTCCAAGTTCATCGACTGGACCGCCGACCAGGTCTTCCCCGACAGCGCCACGGAGGAGAACCTCCTCCGCCACGCGGCACTCCACGGTGTCAGCCGCAAGGCCGCGACGGTGGCCGAGGGGACGGCGGCCTTCACCGGCGTGGACGGCACGCCGATCCCCGTCGGGTCGACGTTCCGGGCCAACAACGGCTGGATCTACGAGACCACGGCGGCGGCCGTCTGGGACGGTGGGGGCAACGCCACGGTCGCGGCCGAGGCCCAGACGGCGGGTGCGGATGGCAACCTGACCGCCGGCGCGACGCTGACGCTGGACCCGTCGATCCCCAACATCGACTCGGTCGGGGAGGCCGACACCAACTTCACCGGCGGGACCGACGTCGAGACCATGGCCGCCCTGCTGGCGCGCCTGCTGGACCACCTGCAGCAGCCCCCGGCGGGCGGCACGGCCAACGACTGGGAGCAGTGGACCCTGGAGGTCGACGGGGTCACGGAGGCCTATTGCTTCCCGCTCCGTCGCGGCCTCGGCACGGCGGACGTGGTGCCGTTCACGACCGGCGCTGGCGGCGGGCGGGCGGTCCCCGGCGCTGGCCTGATCAGCGACATCGAGGACTACCTCGAGACGGTCCGGCCGGTGACCGTCGCCAGCTACGAGGTCGTCCAGGCCGACGAGGTCTCCGTCAACGTCTCCGTGACCAACGTCGTGGTCGACCCGGACTACGACGAGGCCACCGTCCTGGCCGCCATCGAGACGTCGGTGGAGGCGCTGTTCCCGGAGCTTCCGCCTGGTGAGACGCTCTACCTGTCCACCCAGCTCCGGCCAGCCATCTCCGGCGTCGCCGGCGTCGTGGACTACACGCTGGCCGCGCCCGTGGCCAACGTGACCACCACCGTGAGCGAGACCAGCGTCGAGGTGCTGATCGCCGGAACGGTGACGGCGACGGCATGACCCTTCTCGACCTGCTGCTGGCGCTGCTGCCGACGGGGGCCTACTCGAAGGCGCCCGACGCCGACCACGTCCTGGAGCTGCAGGCCTACGCCAAGACGATCGAGAACATCGAGACCCGCGTCGAGGAGCTCCTGCCCGAGTTCTTCGCCGACACGGCCGAGGAGACCCTGGAGGACTGGGAGCGGGTGTTCGACCTGCACCCCGCCTCGACGGCCACCACTGCCGAGCGCCAGGCCGCGCTCGCTGCCCACGTGGCAAAGGAGCCCAGCCTCAACCCCGACTACATCGCCAGCGTCGTGTCCACCTTCACCCTGGGCAGCAACGTCTCGATCACCGAGTACACGCCGCTCTTCTGGGACTTCGAGTGGGATGCGATCTGGATCGACGAGTGGGTCTTCCGCTTCCTCGTCGTCATCCCACAGGCCGACGTCGTCGCCAACTCGGTCGACTTCGAGCGCACCCAGCTCCTGGTCGACGCCCTCAAGCCCGCCCATACCGAGGGCGTCGTTGTGACCGACGACTTCCTCTTCGACACCACGACCACGCCCTGGGACTGGTCGTTGTACGGAGCCTGACATGGCCCAGCGCTACACCATCCGCGTCTACACCCGCACCGTCGGGGGCCAGGCCCTCAGCGCCAGCGAGAACGAGGTCGAGGATCGGATCATCCAGCTGTCCGCCGACCTCGGAGGCGTTCCGGGCGACCTGGACACCGACGACGACTCCAGCTACATGGCCGCGATCAACGAACTGGTCAGCCGGATCGCCCCCATCGAGCTCCCCATGGTGATCGGGGCGCCGGGGTGGACCGGGCGGACCGAGCACGACCGCGACAACCTGCTCTACGTCGCCACGCAGGGGAAGTTGGAGACCAACAACTACCCCGGTGCCAACTACGCCGTCGCTGAGGTGCGTCTCCCCCACGGCGTGGAGCTCGACGCCTCCGAGAGCAAGATGTTCGGCAACCTGGCCCACGCCAGCGGCGTCCTGTCCGTGACGCTGCTGCGCCGGAACATCAACACCGGCGCCGTGACCTCCATCTGGACCAACAGCAAGACCGGCGCCACCGGCGACGTCGCGCAGGCCTTCACCGGCTCGGACCACACCGTCGACTCCCGCGACTACTCCTACTGGCTGGAGCTGCAGATCCAGAACGGCAGCGCGGGCAACGAAACGGAGCTGTGGGCCGTGAAGCTGGTCGCCACCTGATCCCCAACCTCCTGGAGCTCCACATGAACGTCCGCCCCACCACCCTCATCGCCCTGGACGCCCAGCACGCCTCGGCGGGCTTCGCCGACCAGGGCGTCGACCCCAAGATGGCCGCCCGCGAGGCGGACCTGGCCCAGGAGTACTTCGCCGAGCTGCGCAAGTCGCTGGAGCTCGAAGGGGTGCGCGTGATCGACGGCTTCAGCGGCTCGATCGACGACCGCTGCGACCACGCCTGCGCCGCCGGCGCCTCCCTCTACCTCGCCGGCCACATGAACGCGGGCGGCGGGTCGTACGGCGTCGTGGGCGTCGACTACCGGGCCAGCCAGGACGGCCTCGCTCGGTTCGTGGCTCACCACATCGCCCAGCAGTGGCCCGAGCTGCTCGGCATCCCCAACGTCCGGATCGTCGAGGCCCGCCCCGACGGCAACAGCTCCCAGCAGCGCCTCTACTCGCTGATCAAGCGCTCCGCGTGCCCTGCGCTGGTGCTGGAGCCGCTGTTCGTGGACGGCCCCCGGAAGCTGCTCCACACCCGCAACCGGCCCCGCACGATGCGCCGCATCGCCACGGGGATCCTGGCCGCTCTCCAGGCGGCTGCCGACCAGGGCCGCCTGTAGGCCCGCACCAGGAGTCCATGGCCATGGAAACCGAGTCCTCCTCCCCCGTCCGCCGGTGGCTCGCCCTCATCGGCATCCTGATCATCGTCGCCCTGCTGGTGACTGTGACGATCCTCACCTACTGGCCAGGTGGCCACGAGCCCGCGGTCGACCCGGAGCTGGCGGAGATCGCCGTCGAGCTGTCCTTCGTCGGTGCCTCCGTGGCAGTCACCGCGCTCCAGGCCGATGCCGTGGAGACGGGCGACCTGGAGCTGTGCGTGTCCAGCTCGGTGGCGGCCGCCGCCCTGGAGACGAGCTACAGCCTCTGGATCGAGGCGGGCGCTGAGGCCACGAGCCCAGACGGGACCCTCCAGCTCAGCTCGGTGACGGTCGACCTCTCACCCTGCCTCGAGCTGGGCCTGCCCGCTGTGCCCGACGAGTTGGTGGTCGATCCCGGGCTGCTCGCGGTCCTGGAGGTGGTCGGCGACAGCGTGGCGGCGGGGGCCGTGCCCTGCGCCGACGACTGCGACACGCTCGACCTGGTCGTGCCGGTGCTGCAGGCGACGACGACGTTGATGGCGGCGACGCTGGCCGCCATCAGCGAGGAAGGGCTGGACCCGGACGGTGTCGTCGTCGTGCCGCTCCCAGCGATCCTGCTCCCGGCCGAGGACGACGACAGCGGCGACGGCTTGACCAACAACAACTGCGACGACGACGACGAC